CTTGGGTCAGAGCAATGGGAACGCTTCTGAACTCAGGCGCAAAGGGTTGGGAAGATCACAAGATCACAGAACCGGAAGTGTCAGCGATGATTGAGTTTGTTTTCAGTCAGCTAAACAAACCTGATAACGGGTTCTGCTGGGCTAACCAAGTTCGTTCACCTGATGCGTTACGCCGCCACTGGATGAAAATGGAACAGGAAAGCAAAACCAGAACCCCGCAAGTCGCTAACGGGACCGTTACTGAAAACGTCGGCAAGTTGAAAGAGATGCTCGGATCATGAAAGACGCTGAAGCCACACAAGTAACGATGGTCATCGGGGAGCTTTGGCCTAAACCGCCGATGAGTGAAGTTAGGGCCACGTTCTACGCTGCCGCTCTTAGTTCGATCCCGACTATTGAAATCGCGATGAAAGCTGTGAACAAGTTGTTTTTGAGGGAGCGGTTCCAGCCGACAGCAGGGGACGTAATCGACATTTGTTTAGCTTTGGAACCGTTAGCTATCGGGGCGTGGGAGCAGATTGTTACCTCAGCGGCCCTTGTAGCGTCACGTGAGCCACTCGGAGACAACCACCCCACCCCTGAGGCTCTAACGGCTTTACGTTCGTCAGGGCGCACTCTGGGGGACTTACCGGTGAACGACAGTTGGGCTATGGAACGGATCAGAACAAAGTTCTTAGACACCTACCGCGAAACACAAAGAGACAAACTCATCGACAACCCACAAAAAGAACTCACAGCAACAGAAACAACATTCACAGTCCCAAACCTTTCAACCACGATCAGGAGCATATGAAATGGGAAGATACCCCGAACGCCTATACCGCTGCCCAGAATGTTTAGATACCCGTTGGGTAGAAAACGTTGAGAAAAACAAAATCCAAACAGTGAACCCGTGCCGCATTTGCGCACCGGCCATGTACCGCCGTTGGAAAGAAGGACACCTCACCGGCCACATCTGTACATGCGAAGAATGCTTGGGTATCAGAGCAGGACGAATCAACGCATACGACTACGGGCCTGAAGGCGAGCTTTACGGTGGGGTACTCAGCGGGAACCGTCCATGAACGGTTCGGCTTCAGTACCAATCCACCCGAGGCACCGCAAAGCGCCAGTCCCTTACTGCGAAGTACACGGTTCGTGCGCGGAACGCGCAACCGAATACTTCGTTGGTCAAACCATTTTTGAAGAACCGGTAACAGTTTGGTCTTGCGAGGGTCACGCATCAGGGTTCGCTGAACGGCACCCCGAAATGTCACGCAACTTGTCAAGCTTCTGACCCCTGCACTGGGCAGGGGTCAGTCGTTACGACCAAGCAGTCAGTGTTTCCCAGTCGATAACCGTTGAAGGAATATGATCGTGGTACACGGTCACTTCGAGATCCTCAGGGAAGAACTGCGGGGCGTGATCGCTACCGACACTCAACTTTTCCTTCTCCAACAGTTCGACCTTGACAGGGATCACAACAATGTCGGTCACCCCGTACAGCCTTGCGAATCCTGCTGCGTACTGCGCGGTGTTAGCGAAGTACGTTTCGCCGAACGTGCCGGGCTTCAAACCGTCAATTGAGATCGACTCAATGTTTTCGGCTGAAGTCGCGTGGTAGATCGTTCCAGTGGTCATGCCGCCGCCTCCAGTATCAGAGGCTTGTTCCCGTAGTGGCCCGGCCCTTTGATGCTCACGTTGCCGTAGAACTTCACGTCGAAGTAGTCGGTCATGACATCGCTGCCGTTGTGGTTGTGAGCGGCTACCAAGTCTCGGAGTGTTTCTTCGACGGTGACGGCTTCGATGGTCAGTCGATCCTTGTAAGCCGTTACGTACTTGCCGGTTTCGACGTTGAGTACCAGCGGGAAGTCGTATGTGTCCGGCTCGGCTGCGTAGATGGCACGCTCAGTCTCAGCGGTTACGTTGATGCTTTGTCCCATTGAGTAGCGTTCAATCCTGACGCTGTATTTCCAGTCGTTGGGGAGCATCCCGCCTTTGGCGAGGGTTTTGATAATCCTACGGATGCTTTTTGCGGTTTCTTTGATGTCTTGGTTTGGCTCGTAGAGGTAGCCGTAGGTCCGTTCGTACATCTTGTCTCCTTTTGTCAGTGCCGGGGTTCCCTACCCGACAAGCTAATTGTAGCACACTTTACTGTGACAGGTATTTCATTGCCTCTTTTTTAGTGTCAAAGAAACCAGTCGCATCCGACTCACCCATCATTTTCCCGTCCGCATCACGGACAACCCAGTAACCGGTCATCTTCTCCACAAAGAACAAACCGTCATCGGTACGCACCTCGTACCATCCGGCTTCGAGCTTCGTCCCCTTGATTCCTGCAACCTTATAAACTTCCATATCGCTGCTCCTTTACTTAGGTGCGAACACTGCGGCTACCGCTGCGTCTACGGCTGCAATCGCTGCTTCCCACTTTGCTTCGTTAGCTGCACGCTCAACTGCGGCTTCTGCCAGTAGTTGGGCAACCATCTCGTCGGTGAGATCCCCTACGTACATGTTGTCTCCTTTTCTCAGTGCCGGGCTTCCCTACCCGACAAGCTTATGGTATCACACTTACTTGGCCGTTGCTACCTTATTCCAGAAGTACGTTACGACTTCTGGAATCTGCTTTTTGTAGCTTGGCTGGTTGTCCATAGTCCAAGCCTTGACTTCGGCCTTGGTGGTGAATGGCTTCTGCCACGTTTTGTTGGTCATGATGGCATTGAACTGTGGCTCCAACTCGTTAATGAAGTCACCCACCGTCCAGCCCTCCCAGATCTCCTTGTCAAAATTCATTTTTTCCTCCTGTTTCTGTCGGGCTTCCCTACCCGACAAGCTTATTGTATCATACTTTATCCGGCTGCTGCTGTGAGGAACACAAACTCAAGTGTTCCAACGTTGTAGCCGTCGGCGTTTCCTCGTCCGGTGAACTGCTCTGCGAACAGTTGCGCGTCCTCGGCGGTGAGGAAATGTCCAAGCGGTATGTCTACACCGCTGACCCTCGCCGTGAAGTGGGCATTTGCTGCTGCTGAAAATGCTGCTGTTTCCATGTCTTTCCCCTTTACTCGGTCTTTTCGGCGATGAACGCTTCAACCGTTGCGAGTAGGTCGGCACCGGCGGCGACTGCTGCTTCCACGCCGACCTCTTTTACTAGTACTTCGAACTCTGCTGCAAAGAGCGTTGCTACTTCGAACGCTGCTTCAAACGCTGCTGCTGCTGCTTCCATCTGAACCTTTCTGTTTGGGGCACCTCCCCTCACGCACTTATACTAGCAGTTATGCGAAGTCAGCACAAACCCACAATTCGTAACACGCCTCACGGTTTTAGAGTAAACTCATACCCGTACCCACCCGCCGACGGAAGGAACCCAAAATGATTATGCCCGTAGACAGAGATGTATGGGACAAGATGACCCGAGAAGAAAAAGTCAAAGCAATGGAACAGTACTACTCACCCGGAGCCGCCGAATACGTAACAGCCGTTCTCCTCGGCGAGATCATCCCAGAAACACCACTCCAATAAACATGGAACTAACAGCCAGCGAACTAGACCAAATCGTCGCATTCGCCGACACACAGGCATACGAATGGCGTGGCATCACGTTCACACCCGAGGCAGAGCCTGACAACAACGCTGACCACGGTATGAACGACGAAGAGGAAATGGTTTGAGCCGCACTACCGCACAACTCAGAGTCCTATGGGCACCAGCCTGCACCGGACCATTCGCATCCGTCCCCCTATTCGGCGGAGCGTCAATCAGCGTCCGGGCCTCAACCGTTGACGCATGGGTAGCCCTCAACGCCGTTCTCGCAAAGTGGGATTACAAGGCAACCCCACCCGACTGCGGTGCGTACAACTGTCGTGCCATCACCGGTGGAACCCAGTACTCGCTACACGCTTACGGGATCGCAGCCGACATCAACTGGCAGCAAAACCCTTACGGCCCGAAACTCATTACCGACATGCCACGCGGAATGGTTGATGAAATCAAAGCGATCCGCACAAACAACGGAGTCAACGTGTTCCGTTGGGGCGGCGACTACTCAGGCAACAAAGACGCAATGCACTACGAGATTGTCGCTTCGCCCGCAGAGATAGCAACAGGAATAGCAACCGGATCACAACCGATCCCAACACCGGAGGATGAAATGGCAAGCAGTTACCTAAGATTGAACCAGCCCGGCGACCCTAACCACGGGCGTGTCGAAGTGATCGACGATTTCAACCGGCGCTGGATCTCCCCAGAAGAGCTACAGCTACTGGTGTTCTTTGGGGCGAAGGTGCAGGACGTAACTCTCGCCACCTTCACCACGTTGACAGCTAACAAGACGGTGAACCCGATTGTTGTTAGCGGCGGGGCTGCTGCACCATCATCGGCAGAAAACGCGACAGCAACAGCGGACATGATCTCTCAGCGTTTGCGTTCGTA